AGCGGATAGGAGCCAATCGCTACCAGCAGCTCTGTGACGCCGAGACGGAGAACACGAAGCTGAGAAAGTTACTGGATAAGGCCTTGTCGCTTGTTGGCTGTGTCTATGGGCCTGAGGAAATGGAAATCCATCACCATATCGAAACTGCATACAAGGAGCTCAAGAAATGATCACCACCACACCAAACGCCAATCCCGTCAAGTGCGACGGCAATCACGCGATGCCACGATGCCACGCCGAGACGTGCTGGCATGATGATCCTCCGGTCAACAAGTGCCCTCACTGCGGGGCTGAAGAAATGGACGATATTATACCCGCGCATCTTCGCTTTGAGCATCGATGGAGGTGCGAAACCCCATTTTTCTTGAGGTATAACGGGGCTATCCAGGAGGTAAATTTTCGAACCCAACTCTGCCGCGAGCGTGAGGCGCGCAATAGCTATCAGGAGATTCTCGAGCGAGCCGTGGCAGAGAACGCCAAGCTGCGGGAGTTGCTAGCGCAATGTGCAGAGAGTCTGGAAGAAAAGCGCCGCATGACCCTCATAACGAGAGGCGAGAAAGACCGCCTCAATCGAATCAAGGAAGTGCTTTCCGAATCATGAGCCCTAAAACCATTATCGTCACCCCTTGGCACAATGTGAGCCAACTCCACAAGTTCCTAACAGCTTGGGGGCTGGATCCGAAAAGTGAGCCGCCGAGCTATCTGCATCTTCAGCAGGACAAGACAAAGCAGGGCTGCGCTAGTACCAAGAACGCAGGAATCAAGGCGGCCATGAAGAAGGGCGCCGAGACGATTATCATCCTGGATGATGATTGCTTCCCATGCCTTGACGAATCGCTACAGGAATTTGCAGAGGCTCACGAAATAGCCTTGGAGCCGCAAGAATTACGCCTCTTTGAGGCTGTCACTGATCCGCCATCCCGAGGGACCCCCTATTTTAAGAAATCCGTGATGATGCCTGTCGCTGCATCCATGGGATTTTGGACAGAGATCGGGGATTATGACGCGCCGGCTCAGCTCGTCCGCGGTGCAACTCATCCGATGACCTTCAAACGGGGGCTCATTTATGGAAGCTACTTCCCCCTCTGCGGCATGAATCTGGCCTTTCGTGTTGAGGAATTCCCATGGTGTCAGTTTGTCGACGTGGAGAGGTTCGATGACATCTGGCAGGGTTTCATCTGGCAGAGGAAGGCATACGCAAACGGCCAGTGCTTTAACCTGGGAGGCCCCATGATCCGCCACAGCCGGCAGAGCAATGTCTGGCACAATCTGCGCGTTGAGGCTCCCAACCTAGAGCGCAACGAAACGATCTGGCAGAGGGCAGCGACCCTTCCCCTCACTGAGTACGAAACCTTCAAAAAATCAGTCCTAGCAATCTAGCCATCCATCCCCATGCACGATCCTTACTCCGTCACCCATATTTACGAGGCCCTTGCCGGCCGCGTATTGCCCTTAAAACCGTCCGAGCTGCTTGTTGTGCTCAGAGATCAGGCAGGTATGTCTTCAGCGACTTTCTGGCGCCTCTGGAAGCAAGCAATGAAGCATCCAGGTATCACCATAGCCCCAACAGGTCACATCTCTTGTGGTAAAGGCTTCAACGTACCGGCCCGGGAAGTCATCGAGAGGATCCCTAAGCGGAAGAGCAAGAAGGTTAATGGCGTCTTAGTCCTGACTCCAGCCAAGGCAGCTGCAAGGAAGATGCCACCCCTCATTCATCACCACAAAGATCAGCCGTTCGACATCAATGATTCCGACGTGGTTGCTTGGCTCATCAGCCAACCAGAAATCAAATATTCGGTCTGGTACAAGTACCGGGATCAGCTCGTCTATGACCCTGAATCAGGAAAATGGACGGGATTGGATTTTGATAAAAAGGAAATTATTTAATATGAAGACTAACCTCATCACTATCACGGCACTATCACGCTTTTACTATCAAGGGTCTGATAGCAGCGAGGCACTCGCTATCACGGGGGGTATACCAAATAACCCCCCGATAGTGATAGCGCATAGAATGACGTGCCTTAGCGCTTTGCTATCTCCAAAGCTGATAGCGGATGAAAATAAATAAAAGAAGAGCAGCGGCAAAGTAACTAACACATTATGAAAAAACTAAGGGAAGTTATGAACGAGGAGGGGGAGGGTCAATTAATGGACCAACCCGAGGTCTCACGCGCCGAAAAGAAGCTCCGAGAGACCATCACCTCCGAGCCTGCGGTCCGGAAGGTCGTGAGGGCGGCCGCACGCCTCGCTGACTTCATCACTCCCGAGGACCGGGCTGAGAACGCTAGGGTCATCCGTGAGGCCAAGCGGGCCATGCATCGGGTTTACTCCAAGGAAGCCAAAGATCTCATCGAGGTTCCTGACCACAAAATCCGTTTGGCGGCCACGACTCTCGAACTCGCTTACGACGAGGGAACGCCGGTGAAGCGATCCGTGACGATCACGAGCAACTTCAGGAGTGCCGAGGAGATCGTGCAGGCAATCACGTCATCGCCTGAAGCATCCCGGGCCTTGGCTGCGCTTTCTGGCCTTGGCTTATCGCTGGAAACAGGCGGTGAGGTCATTAACACAATACCGGATACTGTTAATATCGAACAGAGAGCTACAGAGTAGAGGGATTATCCAAGTGTTAAGAAAGTGATACGATTGAGAAAATAAGTTAAGATCCTAGGTTGACGAGAGTGGGAGTTGGAACGTAAGGGCTGGAGTGAAAATAAACACCACCACCACGAAAACCTCATCGAGAGGGAAATCCAGACACCCCGCCAATAATTCAGAAAAATGCCTAGAGCTTCGCGGAACTATCGAGCAATACCATGACAGCGCAACGCCAAACAAAACGCGATAGCGGGGATTTAAAACACTCGAATCACCATGAATAATCTACGTCGCCTCTTATCCACCTCTGTAGAAACAGATCATATTTCCCTGCTGCCTAAGCCAACCAAGACAAAGGCGCTCGATTCCATCCTCACGCGCCAAGAGTTTGAGGCCATGCTCAAGGCCGGCAAGAATGCCAAGGACAAGGCCATCCTCTGCCTGGGCATCATCGGCCTGCGTGCCGGTGAGATCGGGAGCATCACCCCGGAGTGGGTGGATCTCTCCACAAGAACGATCAGGATCCCCGCTGCGGTAGCCAAGCGAGACAAGACCCGCGTGGTGCCCTTCGGAGCCATCAACATCGTGGCCGAGGTGCTGAAGTCGTTCTTCTCGCTGGAAGCCGACGGGGTGAATCTTTCCCGCGTCCAGGTATGGAATCGAGTGAAAGCCATGGCCTCTCGTGCCGGGATCACTCATCCGGTCACGCCTCACGGTCTCCGGGCAACAGGAGCAACGCTCTTTGCTGCCGCCGGCTTCTCGATTACGGGGCTCCAGGCTCACTTCGGATGGAGTAGCCTGAAGACTGCCGAACACTACATCCTCGCATCAGGTGCCAGCGCCATCGCTGACATGGATCGTCACGGCGCCAAGGTGCTATGAAAACCAACTGGACCGAGGAGGCTATCGCCGAGGTGATCGCCAAATATCCTGAATTTAATTCCGAGGTTTCGCTTGATTGCCTTCGAGGGAAACTATCCGTCAGGGCTCACAACATATTGAGCAGGGAGGGTATTTTTACCAAGGAGGGGTTCATCGAGGCCTTCAGGCAGGGGCGGGTGATGCGCCCTTGGGCAACAAGATCAAATCCGGCGACCTTCTTTGACGGAATGGGCAAGAGGACGCTTCAGGAGGTTTGTGCTTGGGCTGAATTTGACTGGATGCAGCATCTCGCTTGGCATCCATTTAGTCACGATTAAGTCAAGGGGTCACGCTCGGAGCCGCAACGCCGTTCCCTGTTCCCTTGCTGTTCCGGGAACAGCGTTTATGCCTCCTGTCCCCGTTTTCTGACAGACCCTAATCGGGTTATGAGTGATAAGCCGGCAGAATGTCCCCGTTTTCTGACAGATCTGCCCCAACTCCCAACATTCACCCCCTAGTTTCCCCCATAATTCTAGGGGGCGATACCCAACAGAATCGCCTTGACAGCGATTCGCTGACGGGTCTATGGCTGTGCCATGTCCCCAAGTGAATCCCCGTCTACTGATGTCGTCATCGCCTCCTATGGGGAGGATCTACGGTGGATGTCTTGGCTTCCTGACTCATGGAGGCGCTTTGTCTACTGCACCAAGGCTGACCGCACTGACCTTCCCGATGGCGCCGTCATCCTTCCCAACGTGGCACGAGAGGCCGGCCAGTACCTCCACCACCTAGCCACCCGATACGACGAGCTGGCAGACATCACCCTGTTCCTTCAGGGCTTCCCCTTCGACCACAATGCGCCGGCGGTCATCAGGACGCTCCTCAACAAGGAGCTGCCACATCCGATCTGCTACCTGGGGGCTAACCCTCCAATGGGTCCGATGCACAAGCCTCACTTCGATCAGGCCAAGGCCATCCTCCGGAAGGGCTGCGACGTGATCGGCAAGGAGGAGATCGGCGACGTGATCCCCTTCAGCGTCGGGGCTCAGTTCTACGTCAGGCGTGAGGTCGTCCACGCCTATCCGCGGGAGTACTACCAGCGCCTGCTTGATGCGTGCTCTGAACCGGACACTCAACCCGGCTTCGCTCACATGATGGAGGGCAACTGGGGCTCCGTCTTCGACTGGAAGAAGTTCACCAAATAACAGCCATGCCTACCAAGATCCGAGCACAAGCCAACCAGTCCCCTGAGGGCGGAGTTGCCATCTTCATCTTCAACCAAGAGCGCAAGGGGGATGTCCTTTTCGGCGCCAAGCCCATCATCTTCGGGAAGGAGGCGGTGAAGGTGGGAGAGAAGATTCCTCACGCGGCACACCTAGCCAATGATGAAGCCCAAGGCCTCTTTGATGACCTTTGGAGCGCTGGCTTCAGGCCGGCACAGGCGGATGACACCACATCCCCCGAGGTGCTGAGGGCAAAGGATGACCACATCGCCGACTTGCGGGAGCTCCTGCATAAATGTCTACCATCACGCCAGAACAACTGATCCGGAGCAACCCCGGCATCTGGCTGGAGACATTCGGCAAGATCCGGGATGTCAAAGGGCGGAACGTCCAGCCGGTGATGAATATCCTTCAGCGCCGGTTCAATGCGCTGTACGTCTCCCGCTTCCTGGCAGGCAAGCCCTTGCGGGGGATCCTCGTGAAGCCTCGTAAGAGAGGGGCCTCTACCGTTGTCGGCGGGGCTCACTATCACCAGCTGATGAACTTCCGGCACGAGGGAGTCATCATCGGGGACAAGCTCGATACTAGCGACATCGTGTTTCGGATGATGCAGAACTATGCCGAGACGGATGGATACCGCGGGCAATGGGGCAGCGACTACACCTCCACGACCGAGGAGATGAAATGGGAGCATGGGAGCGTGCTGCGGCAGGCGACGGCCAGGGGCAAGGCTACCGTTCGCGGACTTACCCCTCAGTTCATTCATGGCACCGAGGCAGCACACTGGGAGAATCCCGAGGAGACCATGGATGCCGCTCTCAACGCTATCCCTGATAGTGGATTCAACGTAGTGCTTCTGGAGTCTACCCCGTTCGGCGCCGAGGGGCCTTTCTTCAATACATGGAAGGGCGGGCGCTGGCCAAAGGCAGAAGAGTCTCCCGGAGGGAAGCTCTACTGGAAGAAATGGGAATCGCTCTGCCCTGATCAACCGCCTGATGCAAGTGGGCTCTCTGAATCGTACTTCGTCCGCATCTTTGCTGCCTGGTACGAGTTTGAGGATTCGCACATCCGACTGACTCCCGAACAGAAGCAGGAGATGGAGCGCACGCTGGATGCCGAAAGCTGGTACGCCGGCGAGAAGAAGCTCATGGATCTGTACCTGACCGATGGACCGAAAGGGCCTCGCCTTGGGGATGAGGTGGTAGACTGCGACGTGTGGGAACAGCTCGCTTGGCGGCGCGTCACGATCAAGACCAAGTGCCGGTCCAGCGTCCGGATCTTCCAAGAGGAGCATCCCGATGATCCCCACAGCTGCTTCACCTCAAGCGGCCGGCAAGTGTTCGATGACGACGCGCTGACCCACATCCAGCTCCTCTGCCGGAAGAATGTCGATACAGGGAACGTGGATGACAGCAAGGAGCGTGCGATCTGGAGCACGACGGGCCACGACGGGGCGACCATTCACCGATGGGAACCCCCGAAGATAGGCTGCCGCTACCTGATGAGTGTCGATTTAGCTGAGGGAGAGGATCAAACCAAGGGGGATGACCCGGATGCCCATTCGGCTCTTGTCTGGCGGGATGAGTACCTTGACCACAATCAGGTGCTTTGGCCGATTAAGCTGGCAGCGCGTGTCCGGTACGGGAACCGCATGCCGATGATCCCGTTTGCAAGGTTGGCGCGGGCGCTTTCGAGCTACTACGGCAACTGCATGATCATCCCCGAGATGAATAACTCAGGAATGGCCTTCATCACGGCGCTGCGGGCCATGACCGACAAGCCTTGCCCCCCAATCTGGCAGCGCAAGGAGCGTGACCCTCATAGCGGAATTGAGCGCGCTTGGGATGGCTGGCGCACGACGGACCGGGCGGAGTATGGCGGGGTGAGATCCACGATCATCTGGCACTTCCATGAGTTGATCCGGAACAAGAAGGTGGAGATTTGCTGCCCTCACTACCACAGCGAGCTGGCATCCTTCGTGGACAAGAAGGGAAGGATGGAAGCCGGCAGCGGCCACGATGACGACGTGATCAGCGGGTGCATCGGGGTCTACAATATCGGCAGCGCCACAACGTACTCATTGGCTGAGACTCAAAGGTTTATCCCTCCGGAGATTGCCGCGCTGGAGAAACTCTCCGAGCACACCGACGGACTGGCAATGAAGTGGTGACTGCCTACTTCACCGGCTTGATTCCCATCTGGGCAGCCACCAGGGAGTAGACAATGAATGGGGCGTCCGATTCATGCAGCAATGGGCTATTCTGCTTTTCGAGATCCTTCCACATTTCAGCGGCCTTGGTGTGGATCGGATTATTGGACTGACCAGCATCAGGGAAATAGCTGATGGTTTTCTGACGGCTCTTCTCTACCTCGGCGTTGAAGGCGGTTTCCTTGTCAGTATCCGTCATGGGAGGCTTGGTGACTATCGGCCGGATCGGTGTAGACGCCGGCTTGGCATCTTGCCGGGCCTTCATGCGCAGCTTCCACCTTGCAAGGCGAGAATCATAGTCGCGCCCTAAAGCAATGTTTTGCCTGTCATCATCTGGATTATCTGAATACTCGGGCTCTTTCGGCATCTTATACGGATAGAGTCTTTCAAATTCATCATTGTACCGAAAATAAGGAGCCAAAGCATCCTTAAGTCCCTGACGATCGTTTGCTTTTCTTAGCTCATAATCATCCCCTCCTTCACGGATCACTACTCCGGAGTCATGGGGCTGTTGATTTTGCAGCTGCTGACGAAGAAGGTTCAACTCAATCCCTGCATCCAA